TGTATCATTAAGATTTGATGGTGGATTATTTAAAATATTTCAATACCCAAATTCTCTTACCCCAATAACTCCTGGAGTAAATAATATTTGGGGATATTATGATGTAGTTAATTATCCTAATGTTATAACTTCATCTAATAGTCAAGGAACAGGATCGTTATTATCCCAATATTATGATGAAGTAGAAATTAAACAAAAAGATATTTTAGGATCTGGATTTAATCCTATAACTTTACCTTGGAGTATTAAACGAGGAGATGAATTTAGATTTGAAGGAAGGGAAGATTTAGTATTTATGGTTGATAAAGTTTATGGGCCTGGAGAAGCAACTAGTTCAAGATTATCACCTCCTGAAGTTATAGAAGTTCATTTTGATAAACCATTGTTAAGTGGTTCTTTATCACCTAATTTTAATTTAGATCATTTCCTTATTAGACGATATATAGATGATGCTAGTCAAATAATTATGGAAGGATACAGACCTATAAATTCTCAAGGTCCATATCTTATAAGACCTGAATATGTAGTTCCTGAATTAAATAAAAACATTGATGAAATTATATTAGATTTAACTGAAAAAGGTTTGATTTAGCAATATTTATTAGTATAATATCATAATAAAAAATAAAATATGGGATATTTAAATAACCAAGTTGTAACTGTTGATGCTATTTTAACAACTAAAGGTAGAGAACTTTTAGCTAAAAATGATGGTTCATTTAGAATTACACAATTTGCTTTAGCAGATGACGAAATAGATTACACCTTATATAACCCCAACCACCCTTCAGGATCAGCTTTTTACGGTGAAGCTATTCAAAATATGCCTTTATTAGAAGCATTTCCTATTGAGACTCAAACTATGAAATACAAATTAGCTACTCTACCTCGTGGAACAGCTAAACTCCCAGTACTTGATTTAGGATATGCCGCTGTAACTTTACAACAAGGAGCATCTTTAGCTATTACCCCTCAAACCCTTAACTATTTAGGTAATAACCAAACATATGAAACTAGTGGATATGCTTGCACTATATCAGATGTAAGATTATTAAATACATTTACAGGATTAGGAATTAATACTGAAGCAGCAATATCTGCCAACACTGCTACAACAACAACATTAGGTACAAATGTTTCTAAAACTATTATTGGAACTCAATTTAATTTAAGAGCTACTACTATAAATACTTTATTTGGTTCTAATACTCAAATTAATGGAACATTAACATTTGTTGGATTAGATAGTGGAGCTAGATTAACTATTCCTATCACTATTAATTATGTACCATAAAATTAAATTTTATATATAATGTCATTTAAAAGATTAGACCCAGAAGATTTTATAGTAAGTAGTGATTCTATCACATCTACTTTATGGTCAAATAATACCCCAATATTGTCTTCTTTTTATACTTCCTCAGTTCAAGAAGCAGGATCATCTGGTAATTTTTATTTAAGCGTTTATCAAACTGCTTCTAATTTATCAACAGCTGAAATTCAATTTGATATTGTTTATTGTGATTCTTTAGGAAGTGGAAGTGAATTATATAATAGTATTGTGCCTGGATATTCCCCTACAAGAACAATGTATGGGCAATATCGTTCACTTATTTTAGAAGATGAAACCCAAAACTTTATTTTTGGATCAGCCGCTGCTACTGGATATAATTCTTGTGGTGTTTTAATATCAAGTAGTAATTCTATTTTTGGAGACCATTTTTGGGTATTATCTATTGAAAGAGCTAGATATAAAGAATCTTTATTCCCTGGTTCTTGTAACTTAACTATTACAGGCCCAGGAGGAACTTCAGGTACTACTATACAAGTTACTGATAATTCAAACGACTTATCAGTAATACCATTTTTAGGAGCTACTAGAGCATACCAATTAGTTTCAGGCTCTAATGGTTCAGGAATTGGTCCAACTGGAGGTTATACTCAAGATTCAGGATCATATGGTATATTATTTCCAGATTTAGGAATTATTATGTTAAACCCATATGCTTTAAGTGAATCTATAGGTTTAACACCTAATAGAACATTTAATGCTCCCGGATTTAATAATAGAACAATGTATGATGCTATTACAGCTGGAAGTTCTTTTGCTTTAAATTCTCAAGAAACTCTTACTTCTGATTATGTATTTGTTAGAGCTCGTAATAGTGAATTTAATTATTCTGAAAATTCATCCTTCATTTCAGGATCAACGGGTGAAGTTATTTATAGTAGCTTTATAAATAATCCTCAAGTTTACATTACAACAGTTGGACTTTATAATGACACTACAGACTTATTAGCTGTAGCTAAAATGTCTCGACCTTTAATAAAAGATTTTACTAAAGAAGCGTTAATTAGAGTTAAATTAGATTTCTAAGAATGAATGAGTATATTCAAACCATTTCTAACTTCAGACGTCATTGTATCACCTTTTCAGGTAAATAAATCTTTTACTTTTCAGGGAATAGATGGCTATGGATATGTTAATTACGGCACCACAGCTATTTATGGAGGAATATTTAATTCATTCAATGATGCTGGTATAGCTTTATATGTAGGAATTAATACTCCAACATTACCTTTTATACCATCCCAGAATACAGGGTATGTTCCTTTTACTCAAAATAATTATTTGATCTATAAATCTATAGAACAATTATACTATTCTAATTACCTAATAAGCCCTTCAGGATCTCCAGCGGCTACAGCATCTTTTAATCTAGATGGTACTATAACAGGACCTCAAGCTACAACCAATTATTATAATTATTTAACTGATACTTTACCTCCTAATAGGATATTTCCAACTGGAGCTAATGATATGATAGGAGTAGTTTCAATTCCTTCTAAAGTATTTGGAGAATATATTAAACTTGGTAGTTTTAAATTAGAAAATCCTACTGGTTCTATTTATGATGATGGTCAAGGAAACCTTTTATTTAGTAGTTCTGCATATCAAATTACTGATTATCACGTAGGAAATATAATTTATGAACATGGTATAGCTATAGTCAATAAAAACCTATTTACCCCTATTGACGGGTATGCGAATACTTCTTATGGAACTTCATCTATTTTACCTGTAGCTATATATGGTGGATTATTCTCTACTTTCTTTCTATCCAATACAGTCAGTTGTTCTTTTGAAAGCACAACCACTATATATGAATCCCAGTATAAATGTACTGCTAGAGAAAATGAATTTAATTTTTCTCAAAATCCTACTATTATAAATTATGAAGATGGTTATGATATATCTATCTATAATCAAGGAAATTATTATGATTCATATCAACATTATTTATGTTATTTAAATCAAACTAGTCCTTTTTACGCTACAACTTATAATTTTGTAACAAGTTCATATTTTACTCCTTATGTAACAACAATAGGATTATATAATAATAATTATGAGTTATTAGCTGTAGCTAAACTTTCCCAACCATTACCATTATCACAAGTAACTGATACTACTATATTAGTTAATTTAGATCTTTAAACCATGAATTGGATATATAAAAAACAAGAAATTGAGAATATCTCTCAATTCCCTAATAACACTTATGGATTTATTTACAAAATAACCCATACCCCTTCAGGCAAATCTTACATAGGTAAAAAAGTACTTTTCCATAATAAAAAAATAAAATTAACTAAAAAAGATCTTGAATTGTATGAAGGTGTAGTTGGTAGAAGGCCCTCATATAAACTTGCAATAGCAGAATCTGATTGGAACAAATATTGGGGTTCAAATAAATTATTACTTGAACTTAAAAAAACTGAGCCTATAGAGAATTTTAAACGTGAAATTCTTATGTTTGCTTCTACTAAAAAGCTTTTAACATACTATGAAACACAAACTTTATTTGTTTATAGAGTATTAGAAGAGCCTAATTTATATTTTAATGATAATATTTTAGGTAAGTTTTATCGAAAAGATTTTGATATTTAAAAAATAGGTTATATTTTACCATTATGGTAAATGAACTATTAGTTAATTTAGTTAATAATATACTTGGACCTGGTAAACGCACTGCTAGAGGAAATCAATCCTATACCTGTCCATTTTGTCATCATCATAAACCTAAACTTGAAATTAATTTTACTGAAAACAAAGATGGATTAAATCCTTGGCAGTGTTGGGTATGTAGTAAAAGAGGTAAAACTATAAAAAGTTTATTTAAACAAATCCAAGTTGATGCTTTATATTTTCAAGAATTAGGTAAACTTGTAAAAAATGTTACTATAGAAGATATAGGAGAAATAAAACAAACTATATTTGAACTACCAAAAGAGTTTAAAACTTTTACTAATAATAAAGATATTATAGCAAGACATGCTTTAGAATATCTTAAAAAACGAAATATTACCAAACAAGATATTTTAAAATACAATATTGGATATTGTAATTCGGGACAATATAATAATATGATTATTATACCTTCATATGATATTAATGGAAAATTAAATTATTTTACCGCGAGATCATTTGAAAAAGACCCATTCATCAAATACCGCAACCCAGAAACATCTCGTGATATTATACCGTTTGAATTATTTGTTAATTGGGACTTACCTATTATACTATGTGAAGGCCCATTTGATGCAATGGCAATAAAACGAAATGTTATTCCA